CTATAGAACCAGATATTATCCAACTACCAGAATGATTTTGAGTTATCTTCCCAAAATCTTCTTGCTTAAGATACATTTCATATGTTTGATCAATAGTATCTGAATTACTACCGCTTAACCTTTGATACAATACTGTCCACCAATTACCATTAAATATTGGGACTGGGCCTATTGACTGGGTTACATATATGCCCGTTGTGCCCTTTTCCATTACTTGTTCAATTACTCCCCATTCGGCAGTTGAACCAGTTTGTACAATCCTAATTGCATTTTTATCACTACTCCCTTTAGAAGCCAATATTTGCATAGACTGGCTTGTTGAAAGAGTTGCTTTTAATGCTGATGCATCTGTTGTTTTGAATCTAAATTCTATAGCGTCTTGAGTTCTAGATGTTGTTGTTAATGCAGAATTTGAACTTCCTATTTCAACATACGATCCACTAAATGCATTAAAATGTAAGCTATAATCAAATTTATCATGCTTAAAGTATGAAGGATTATTTAACTTATTTGGGCCTCCGTATTCTTTTATGTCAAGCATTGTTGAAGGAATACCATAACAATTTATAAGAGCTCTTACTGCTTCCCAGCTACCTTTTGTCTTCAATAAATAAGGCAGATTATTAAGAATTCTTTTCCAGATCTCCTGGGATATTTCTTCTCTGGGTGTTGATTCAGAGACTACATAGTTTATTGACTGACTTACGCTAAATGAGCTAGTAACATGAAAGCTACCACTATCATCTGTACCTAAAGCTGCTTTCCATAAATCATCAAATTGCATACCATTAGTTGGATTCCACCCTAAGCCTTGTAGCACATTGTAAATTAGTGCTTTAGGCATCCCTATATCTAATGATTCATTTCTGTCAATTAATGTAGATAGATTTTTTGTATAAAAATACAATGTATCAAAATGTTGGCCACACATTTTTACAAAAAGATCATAAAAGTCATTATATTTATCTTCTCTTATATGAGCAGGAACCGTTTTAACTAATTCATCACCATTCATTCTATCATATAAACTAGCTGAATAAATCATTCCAGTTTTTGACCCTACAGATCCATACCAGTCTATTACTGCAGAAGATGAATATGAAAAGAGTGGATATGTTTTTACGCTGCCACTCTTTGGCCAAGATGTTGAATCCCACCCAGTTGTGTCAAATGAACTAGAACCCCTTGATGAAGATTCATAATATAAATAATTTTCATATTGATCAAATGTACCAATAAGAGCATCTTTTTGGGCTCTAAACTTTATTACATTATTTTGATATTCTGCAGAAGCAGATAAAGAGGCAGATACTGCAGGTAAGCCTGTTGTTAGACTGGCAATACTAGAGTCATATCCTTCAATCTTCTTTGCCTTGTAATAGAAATTTTGTAATCTTTCCTCTGCAGAGCTGAAGTGTATGAAGTTGTCAAAATATTTGAAGTCATAATTAAGATCAACACCACTACTCCCACTTAAGAATTTATTTATTAATTGAGTTTTTACTTCATTTACAGATCCTAATAGACTATCTCTATTTTCTCTATTTGTTTGCTGTTGATTATTTTTTGTAAGTTGTATATCCCAATTAGGAACTCTAAGCTTTCTACCTTTAGGTTCCTTTTTTTCTGGTAATAATATTACATCTCTAATAAATGGATCAATTATTGGTACATCTAGATTAAATACTGTATGTGCAACTATATTATCTGGTAATGGATTATATAGCTTTAATACCATTGTACTCCAAAGGGTGTTGGTTGGTGCACCGGGTTCAAAATTGGCTGGTAGCTCCTTTACTGGATCTCCAGCAGGAGAGCCTTTAAATGCATCTCCATCTCCTTTAAGATATCTAGTTATTTGTTCACAGTTAGGATCAGGTATCCCAGAAGCTTGTGCATTAGTAGTCCAATTAACTATTGTTTCATATTGATCATCACCAAAATTTGCAATTAATTCATTATGATTTCCATTATTAGAAACTGATGGATGCTGCAATAGGCAATAATAGCCTTGTACGTCCCAACTTACAGGTGCTATTGAAGTATTTTTTGGTCTTACCCTTATCTCTTTTCTTGAAGGAGATATTTGTTCAATTACAAATTCTAATACTGGTCGTAAATAGTAATATTTGCAATGAAATGCTCCTTGAGTTATACCTACACGTCTAAGGTCTTCATCTATATCTACTTTTAATCTGTATGAGTCATTTGGTATTGTAGGATCTGGATCTTGTATTGACTCAGCTACTGATATAGATGATGCTATCTTTACATTTCCAGATTCATCATATACATGATATTCTAGTCTATTAGTTTTACTCCAATTGGATTGTCCAATAAAAAAGTCTTCTAGCCTGTTAGAGCAATCACATCCAGTTGTAGACAGGTAATTAGTGTTTGTAGATGTATCTACAAAATTTGCTTCCCCTAGAAGTATTAAGTCGTTTTCGTTTTTAGCTAATCCCAAAATAAATTCCGTATTTTATATATAAATATCCATAAGTATAATTTTGCTTTAATTTGAGGTCAAGTCGGGACCCTCTAACATCAGATCAGGGTTGTCATCAACAGCAGCTGTTGTTGTTGTAGGATTTGAAGAAAGATTAGCACTATCACCATAGATTGAATGCATTCCACTGTTCAAATTCCTTCTATGATCTCCAGTAAGGGGAGCATTTCCTAGTCCGTATGCTATTATTTGTGCACCAATATTAGTAGCACCACACATAAATTCAAGTCCGTATGTTCCACTTGTTCCGGGTGGCGATCCTGACCCACCTTTATACTTATTTGGATTATATTTTTCTCCAAGTCTATTATATGTATAACCTCTATTTGGATCTCTTTCCCACTTAATTGTAACTACTGCTTTTCTAGTCAATGGAGGTATATTTATGTCTGTATTTCTACTAAAGAAAAATCTAGATTGATCGTGTATATGCTTATAAGGATATCCGTGAAAACCTGCTATATTTACACCAGACTTTGCAGGTGCTACTACACCATCAACTACACCAGTCTCATCTGACCACCTTTTGAAATCATTATCCGCATCCTGATAAAAATATTGTTTATTTGTAAATTCATTAGTTGATATTGTTCTTGTAAAATCAAGACCCCCATCAATTTGAGGGTCGCCTCCAGCCTTATTTCCATAATATGCAGAACCCTGTTCATTAGCACCAAGAAGTTTAAAAGAGCTGCCATTATTAAAATTAATTAAATCTACATCCGCTCCAGTCCACGTTTTACCGAATTTGGTGACGGTAGTAGTGGCAACGCCAGGAAGAACAATACTACTCCAAGTAGGAACTTCCGGGGCCTTATTAATTTTTGGATTTGGTACTGCATCTGTTCCTTTACCATCAATCCATCCAGAGTTATTCGGGCCCATTATCCAGTCTGTTTTTGAAGTCCTTGACCAATCTAATATATTTGTCCAATATCCTGCAGTATTGCCTCTGGCCTCATGGCCAGTATAAAATATATACCACAATGAATGTGGTAGATCATTCCAATATTGGTAATTCTGTATTGCATGTATTGAAGTATTTAATACTGACTCATTAGCATCATAAAAGTCTATTGTAACAAATACTTTGTCATGAACTTGAGTCCTTTGCCAATCTGTTGCAGTAGTATGCCTATAATCCCACCATATTGAAGAGTGCAGTGGTGCACTATCAGGGGACACTACACCGGTGTTTGGTCTGTAATAAGATTTGCCATATCCTGTTTCAGGACACCAATTTAGAGGTTTGTTATTAGTCCACCCACCTCCAATTGTCCAAGCATTAGTATAATTTGCCGTACTATCATAATTACCTGGACGTCCTGTATTTCCTTCAGGGCTTTCATCACCAGCTACTGAAGTGTTTGCTCCTTGAGTTGGCCACCATGGCTTAGCTCCAAGTGAGTTAACTGAACGATTAACAAACGGTATTCCTGGCCATCCTGGTGGGCCTGGATTAAATAATAATTCACTGTATGTGTGATGTGAAGTTTGTGAACTTATATGCTCTGTCCATCCTATACTCCCTAACCAACCCCATAATGTAGTATTAATCCGGGTAATACCTTTAATTGAACCAGATCCTCCAGGGACTCCTCCGGCAGCTGGATTTTGTGCGTCAACAATATCAGCTATTTCTGCTAAATCAATATCTTGTCTCATAGTTGAATAAAGATTTTGCTGATGTACACCCCAGCCATCCGGCCATGTAGTCTCTCCCCAGCCTCCATAAAAATATCTAGCATTTTTGTCTGGTCTATATCCAAATTCTTCAACAGAGACTTTATTTGGAATTCCAGTCCCAGCAATTGTAGAATTCCAAATTATTTGGCCATTTTTATCTCTGTTTCTTAAATCAAATACTCCTGCAGCAAGCCATTCGAAGGCATCATAGCCAACATTTTGGAAACCAGTACCAGCTCCTCCAGCTTCTGGTGAAGGAAGTGATGTATCATCTGGGTCTTTAGAAGGAGAATTCCAATTGGATCCTTTTATTGTAATTGAACTACTTAGGTTATATCTACCCATATCCCTATCTAATGATAAAGGTACTGGTTGGGTTGGGCCAATGACTTGCCAATAGCTTAAGTCTTGCTTTGCATCTCCATTTTTAATTATATTTCCACCAAATGTTTCTAATTCATTAGGATCAATAACATCAATATATACTCCATCACTAATCATTATATTACCATCTGGATCAGAAATTTCACAAGTCCAAAAACCTGTTCTATCTACTTTCACGTCCTTTAGAGATGGGCATATCACTTTTGTACCACTTGGAGCAGTTTGAGAGATAACATACTCCCCATCTTTCATCCATTTATAGGTTAGGTTTAAATTTTTAGTACTTGTTGCTTGGCATGGTAAATATATGTCATATTTTATTGCACAAGTTATTTTGCCTTCATTTTGCCGTGCAACCCAATTTTGAGTAGGGTGGGTAACCATCTCTATGGGTGGAACTGCAGCTATGTCAATTAGCTCATATATTGAAGTGTCAATTGCAGCTTGATATTTTTTATTAGGATATTTTTTTAATACAGTTTGAGTAGTAATTGGCTTGTATTGATCCTTTTTTAACTTATCTTCTTCTAATATTAATTTTTGGCCATCAGGAGTCAGTGGGATCTCTGTCTGTTCAGCCCCTGCAAAAGTGCCGGAAAACCCAAAAAATGATGGATACTTAAGCTTAAGCTCATACATTGGTACTCCAGGAGTGTGATCCTTTCCAGTCATATAAGTATAGTCTTGGTGTATGTGATAGTAACCATAATACGGTGAGCCATCCGGCTTTAATAATTTATCACCAGTTGTATATAAGTTGACTGCTATTACAGGTCCATGATTTGTTGCCATATTATCTACCTTGTAACTTTAAATGAGTACCCTTGATCAAATATTTCTTTTATTCCACCACCTTCTTTATCAACTCTAAATAAAAGTCTGTAATATCTATCTGGCTGGAAGCCATCCATCCAAAGTTTTATATAGTTCCCAGTTGAATCACAACTTATTTTAGTATAGCTTTCATCAAATGGAACAATTATCTGTTGAGTCCTATCATCCCTAATTGAGTAATAAGAACTTGTAGGTAAATGTTTTATTGTTAACATCTGTGAAGATGTAGAATAAGTTTTAGTAGGATATGTTTCTCTTCCTACAACTCTTATTTTTGCTCTAGACCCTGAAGGATAATAGCCACTTAAGTCCTTTGTATAAATCATAAAGTCTTCAGCAGTAAGTGCTTCTAGTGAGCCAGTTTCGAATGAACTATCATCCCACATTGTCTCTAATTTGGGTGGGTAAACTGTATGTGTGTCTCTTGAAAAGAAGCTTATATTCCCTCCATCTGGAGTAGTTCCAGATTCATCAGATTCTGATCTTTTAATTATAAATCCCTCATTAGGTATACTTCCACTAAGCCATTGTCTAACTATACTTGTAACATTCATATTAACATCAGCATTTTGATAGTTGAACGTTTGACTGGCTACAGATGCTGTATACCAAGTTGCACCTCCTGCATTTATGTTATAAAACCCTGTTGACCCTGTTGCAAATGAGCTTGTAGTCCATTGCGTTACTTCTCGTGAGTCTCTGTAGAGCCAGCTTACTCCATTTGTTGTTTCTGGGCTATCATCAGACTTTCCTGTTCCCATATTCCAACTTTGTGAAATTGGATATGCGTATATAGAATAATTAAGTGGAATTTCTTCTACTTCAGTGACAAAGAGATTCAAATAAAAATTTGCATCAGGGGATATTGTGCCATTTACAATTGACTGTGATATGTCTGTAAGGTCATATTTTATTAATATTCTGCTGTTATATTTATATGCTACCTTAGAGCCACTTAGTCCGTTTTTGATATCTAATATTGAATCAATACCAGTATTCATGAACACTTTGTCTTCATATATTGATGCATCTGCAGATGGGTATATTGAATAAATCATTTTTAGTCCTTAATAGTTTGTAACGATACCGCTTATATTGGTATCAGGATATTTTATTTCAAAAATTGATGGATCAAGTGAAGGATATATTACATCATTAAATGTTGCTGATTCTAATCCGTATATATTCCCACTATATCCGTCATCTTGCTTCCATAAATTTGTAAATTTAATATCAATTACACTTTGTACTCCAGCTGTATTAGCTAACATCTTAATAAAGTCTGATTTGACAATAGGTTGTCCTATTTGCCAATTGCTAATATCTGAGTATTCCCTTAAAGTATTTATACATCTTAATAATACTTCCTTAGCTATATAGTCACTTAATACAGAAATTTGAAAGTTAACCTTATAATTTATTACAAATGCATTTTTAATATTTACTGAATCAGTTAATATTCTATTTTCATCTAAGTATAATTTTAAGTTTTCTTTAAGGGCATCATTAGCATTTGTTAGATATCCATCACTATCTTGGCTAAGAACATAAAGATTCATTGCCATAGGATTAATGTGTCTCTTTGCTTGATCAAAGAAGTTTAGCTGTTCATCTTGTGTAATAAAAGCTTTTGAAATTGTACCGTATTCTGGTGGCATTGAATAGCACCTTATTACATAATCTTCTTTTGTTACTGTTCTGTCTTGAGCACCAAAATACGCTAATGCGTTATTTCTAATCTCCTCTACTGTTTCAGAATCTGCACCTCCTGTGGCGGGTGTTGGATTATTTGTGGCTACACTGTCTTTTATTGTATTTAATATTCCTGCATCTAAGCCCGTTTCATCCATATCAAATATAACATTCTTAGGAGAAATTATTGTGCCGGCCTGAGCATTAGACTTTAACCCACCACCAGTTATATAAGTTACAGTCAGGGTTGTATTTTGTGGTACCTGTCCATAGGCTCTTGTATGTAAAAAGTTAGAAGGATCCCAAGCTTGGGTGAGCTTACTTGTGCCAGTAACTAATGGTAAACCAACATTATCAGGGTTTGGAGTAAACTCTTCATCTGGATCATTACTTATGCCGGCACCAAATCTTATTTCAAATTTATTATCACCCCTCAGCCTTTTTATAAATCTTCTAGGTACCTTTAGCATTTTTAGTAGATTTGGTACTGATTTATTGAATGAATAAAGACTGGGATCATTTGAGGCTACATTTTTTACCTTCTTAAATATTGTATCTTGGCCTAAATAATCAACTTCATACCATGTATTATTATCAGAGTCTACTACGTTATCTATTGCTATTACATTTGTGTCTGGTAGTAATACTTTTGTATATTTCTCTGGATCACTAAATGTAAATGTTTCAGTCTTTTGATTTCCAGATCTTGATATTACAGACTTCTTTAGTAAATAATATATGGGTGATCCGTTTCCATCGACTGAGTATACTGTCACTGTTGTGGGGTCCATTGAACTAGAAACACTAAAGTCTATAGGTAATAAAGTCATAAATGACTCAGCAGTAGTATCTGATGTTGCCTGCATGCCCTCCTTTATTGATAGTGCATAAGAGTAATCTGGCTTTATATTAGTACCAGTTCCCGTAGATGGTAATAGCTGGAATATATCCAAGTTAACAACCGATGCAACACTTGCCTTTGGTTGATAGCCCATTGTTTGAGCTAGTTGTATTATATTTTCTCTTTCTGCTGCAGTAGATAATATTAACTCCTTTATCTGGCTATCTAGATAATATGACAATACATCTCCTACGTATGAAGCCATCTCCATAAACATCATGCCAGGATCTGACTCATTAAAGTCATTATATGTATTTGGAAAATATATCTTTGAAAAGTCAATTAAACTTTTTCTAAATTGAGAAAAATCTCTATTAAGATACCTTACCTCCTTTGATACCTTCCCTGTATTATTCTTTACACTGTATGTTGCCATTTGTTTTCCTGTATTTATGCCTCACCTTCAGGTGTTTGTAATGCTAATGTTATATTTGCAACATCAAATTCATTATTATTTATTATGAAATTTATATTTAATGTAATATTATGCTCATTTCCTGTTGCAGTAAATGTCTTTATAGAAATATAGGGAAGCCAAAAATTAACAGCTTCAGTGACTTTGTCTCTTAGCTTATCTACTATGTCTTCTGTGTTTGGTTCAAATAATACACTTATTATATCTGCACCAAATAATGGTTGCATGTATCTCTCACCCCTATTTGTCTTTAATAGATTTCGCAAATTATCTTTTGCCTGTTCCATTGTAGTATAGTTAAGTGCAAAACCCCCACCACTAGGATTTGCCATAGGGAGTGATAACCCTACTGCAACATCACTATTTAGATCTAATGGGTCTATATGTTGTTGTACCGCCAAAGCTATCTCCTACTTGTTTTATTCATCTCTTTTACAACACCAGAATAATCTTTTGTTAAAGCATTTTGAATATAATCTGGTACTTGTACATGTTTTTTATCATCAGGTATCATTTCTTGTGCAGATGGAGCTCCTCCAAAATCCTTATTTGGATCCATTGCTGCAGCAAATTTACTTCTTATTCCGCCTACCGCATCTTTACTGGTGTATGTGGCTCCATTCATTGTAGGAATTGGAGTTTGGGCTGTTTCATTTAATAGGTTATTTAAAAGTGGATTTTTTGAGTAATTCTTTTTCTCAAATTTATCTACTTTTTCATGTAGATCTAAACCGTGATCAATTATCTTATGATCTTCTTTCTTATTAGGACTTAAAGCCTCTTTAAACTCAGTTCTAACTGCAGCCTTTACTTCTTCCCTTATAACTTTTCTAATTATCTTTGTAAACTCAGAAATTTTCATTGTCTTTCCTTTATATTTTATTATAAATATTTCATATATTATTTTTATTACACATAACCAAACCAAGGTAATGGTAAGGCTGGTGGAGGTGGGGCATATATTCCACCTACAGTAAGTGCATGCATTTTAAATATCTTTTCTAATGAGCTAAAAAACTTTGATGGGCCTTTAAAGCTAACATTTTGGCCTAAAAGTGTTGGTGGAACTCCTGGAAATATTACAGTAACAATTCCAATACTTGGTATTGTTCCACCCATCCAGTATGCTAACAAACCCACATTTAATGCAACATTAAATAGTGTTGTGTTAAATTCGAATTTAAAATTATTTCTTTTAGAACTATTATTTTTTATTAACTTATTTAATAGATCCCTTTCTGCTTTAATTGACTTTATGTCTTCGTCTAATGACCCTATTGCATTTTGGCTAACATTAGAAAGTGAGTCAATAAAACGTGATTTATTAAAATTGGTTGGTGAGTTTATTACGTCTTGTTTATCCTGATAAGATATACTTGTACACTTAAGTATCTCAGTTAATGCCACTTGAATACTAACTCCATTTATTTGTGAATTTGCTATTGCTGTATTTACAGAAGCATTTATATTATTTAATCTTCTAGTGTCTGCTTTAAGGTGTCCTCTCTCTTCTGATAGTAATACTTGCTTTTCAGCCAATTCTTTTATCCTTTTTTGTAAAAGTGTATCTGACAATTTTATAGTCTTAATTATATCAGGCCCTGGAAATTTTAAAAACTTAAAAGGGTTAAACTTCATTGGTGATAAGACCTTCTTTGGAATATTGGCTAATAGTGCATTTGCCTTTACCAAATCTGCAGATATTAATTTAAGATTCTTTTTTAATATGTCTTTTTGTATCTTTACATCTTGGCCTGCCCCACTATTTATTAAGGACATTTGTTGCTGAACCTTTGACATATCTTTTTTTATTTTTGTTATTGGATCAGTGTGGGCTTTTATGAGGCTTTTTATTATTGTTGGGATTAATATAATGATACTAAATATGCTCATTTTTTTACCAAACATCAATAGCAACTTTTTTAATATGTTCAGTAAATTTAAATCTTTTGACTCATCACTTGTCTTTTTGATCTCGTCTTGTAAAGAGCTTCTAGCATTCTCATTAAATTGAGTAAGTAATGTGGAGTTTAAATTAAAAGCTTTTTTTGTTGAAATTTTAATATTGTGGGTTAAATTAGTGGGTGTTGTTCCTGCATTTAGCTGTGTTTCATAATTATTAAATTGTGATGTTGAAATTTCTAAAGGAACTACAAAAACTTTTTCACAGGGAATGCCCTTACTTATAGTGGCAAAATATCCTGTTTCAATATCTCCGGATAGTGATATTGAAAGTTGCGATGCATTATTATCTAATGTATTTATTAAGTCTTTTACATTCTCACTATAGTTATCTTTTACTCTATTAAGCTCTTTGTTAAATGAATTTAGCTCTTTATTTAATTGGCTTTTTGTATTAATATATTCCTTAGTAACTCTTCCTTTTATGTTAGATAAAGCCTTTAATATTATTAATAATAATTGTAGCATACCAATCATTATTGCAACTTGTAAAAGCTTTTTCTTTCCTGTTAATAGTGGTACAGGAGGTGCTGGAGGCATTGGAAACCCTGTCTTAATAGCAAGATCATACGTTGTAGCTATTGTGCCAGCAAAAGACTTCGGGCCCCTAACTTTTCCAGCTAGGCACTGGGCTATAAAAGGCATTGTAAATTGAGACTTCCACATTATGGGCATTATTCAACCCTTACTTTTTCACATAATAGAGAGTCCAATTTTCCCATTAATTCAGTACAACTACTTAAAGTGCCAGGCCCCATCAATCCTGGTCCAGTTGGTGTAACAACATCTGCCGTTATTATTGCAGTCAATAACTCTCTAAGAAAGCTAACCATTGTGTCACCCAGAATTCCTGGTTCTCTAGAGTTCAGGCCTAGATGAACTTTTGAACCGTTGATCACAGTAGGTTTGTCACTATCAAGATGAATTGAACCCTTACTTGATAGGCTTATTGAGCGATTTGCATTTAAGAATATTGAATCATCCTGTGAATTTAAGATTAACCTTCCAGAATTTAATACTATTTGTCTTTTATCATATGAATGTGGTAATTCAGGGATATATCTACTTACCCAAGCGCATGTTTCACTTCCTTGCAGTGCCAAACCGTAAGTTTTAAAATTCATGCTAGCTAATTCTAGATTAATCAATTGGTTTGATGTTATATAAATTGATGAAGGATCATTATTTATATCCTCTACTAGTGACTTTGTATTGCTAGCATCAGATGGTTCTCCATTTCTTATTATTATAATTGGATCTCCACTATCTCCCCTACTTGACCAAGCCTGCCAATTACCAGAAGTAATCTCTCTTACTGTACTTCCTAGCCTTATAGATTGACCCCATCTGCCTTCTAGTATTCTATCCCCCTCATATGGCCTGAGCTTCATTATTTCTGGTTTTGCTACAAATGTATCTCCAAAAGAAATATCCTCCTTTACAGTATCTTGTTTTGGAACATTGCCTGTAAAGTTAGCGTATGTAGTTCCGTTTGGTGCCTCCTTAGCCTCCTCGGCCATATTAATACCTGTGCCGGGAACTGGGTTATAATTTTCTAAGCCCCAAACATTTATTGGTCCCATATAATATGATGTTTGAGCACCACTACTAACACCTGCAGTCTTTTTTGGTCCAATTAGTAACAAAACCATTTCATGTATTAGTGGATAGATTTGCCCATTTGGGAACAGAGGCCCAAACCAAGAGCAAGATTCTGTCTCTTTGCCCTTATCAGTAATTACCCTTCTTATTTGGGCCCTACCTATATTCTTTGGATCATTATTAGCTAATGGATGACTTTCATCTAGTATAATATCTAACACTTCACCCGGCTCAATGAGGGGTATATTTTTTATGTTATCATCACCGAATAGCTCGGACATTGTATCATATAAAGGTGAAAGATTACTT